CTAAAACTACTAGTACACGATGAAAGTGGAAAGTGGGAAAGACCTGACAATATATTAAACAACTGGAGGGTTACAAAAACGTGTTTAAGATTAGGTAGTAAGATAGTAGGTAAGTGTATGATGGGTTCAACATCAAATGCTTTAGAAAAAGGAGGTAACAATTTTAAACAACTATACTATAACTCAAATGTTAATAAAAGAAACCGCAACGGACAGACTAGTTCAGGACTCTATTCTTTGTTCATACCTATGGAATGGAACTACGAAGGATACATTGATGCTTTTGGATTACCTGTATTTAACACGCCAAAAAAACCTGTAAAAGGTGTTGATGGAGAGTTAATTGATTTAGGTGTTATAGAACACTGGGCAAATGAAGTTGATGGATTAAAAGAAGATCAAGATGGTTTAAACGAATACTATCGCCAGTTTCCAAGAACAGAGAAGCACGCGTTTAGAGACGAAGCTAAAGAATCTATTTTTAATCTTACTAAAATATATGAGCAAGTAGATTACAACGAGGATTTAAAAAATACCGCTGTAGTAACAACAGGTAGTTTTGCCTGGGCTAACGGAATGAAAGATACTAAAGTTGTATTCCACCCTAATAAGGATGGTAGATTTAAAGTGTCTTGGGTTCCTCAGTTTAATTTGCAAAATAATATTATAATAAAAAATGGTACTAAGTACCCAGGGAATGACCACATGGGTGCATTTGGATGTGACAGTTATGATATATCAGGTACTGTTGATAAAAGAGGATCTAACGGTGCTTTGCATGGTTTAACTAAGTTTAGTATGGAAGATGCTCCTCCAAATTGTTTTTTCTTAGAGTATATAGCACGACCTCAAACTGCTGAGATGTTTTTTGAAGATGTATTGATGGCATGTATATTTTACGGTATGCCTTTATTGTGTGAAAACAACAAGCCTAGATTACTATATCATTTTAAAAGAAGAGGGTATAGAGGGTTCAGTATGAACAGACCAGATAAAGTCTGGAACAAGTTGTCAGTAACTGAAAGAGAAATAGGTGGAATACCTAACTCTAGTGAGGATATAAAACAAGCACACGCTGCGGCAATCGAATCTTATATAGAAACATACGTTGGTTACAACGGAGAAACATATGGCAATATGTATATGCAAAGAACATTAGAAGATTGGGCTAAGTTTAATATAAACAATAGAACAAAACACGATGCTTCTATTAGTTCCGGTTTAGCAATTATGGCATGCAACAAAAATAGGTATACACCTGTAGCTATTAGAGAAAGTAAAGCTATAAGTTTACCTTTTAAGAAATATGATAATAAAGGATTTACTTCGCAAATAATAAAATAAATGATAGAAACTAATTACAATAGCTCTTTTCCTAGTCAAGCTGTTACCGATGAAGAAAAAGGAGGTTCAGAATATGGATTAGCAGTAGCTAGAGCTATAGAACACGAATGGTTTGGAGGCACTAGAACGTCGGCAAATCGGTTTTCATCTAATTACGGTGCTTTTCACCAGCTTAGATTATACGCTAGAGGAGAGCAATCAATTCAAAAATACAAGGATGAGTTGTCTATAAATGGTGATTTATCTTATCTTAATTTGGATTGGAAGCCAGTACCTATTATTCCTAAGTTTGTAGATATTGTTGTAAACGGTATGTCTCAAAAATCTTATGACATAAAAGCTTACGCTCAAGATCCTGAATCTAGCAAGAAAAGAACAGAGTACGTTTCAGCTATTGTAGCAGATATGCAAACCAAACAGTTCAACGAGCAGATGATGTCTCAACTTGGTATAGATACTTATAACGTTGAGGATCCTTCTATGCTTCCTGAAAACGAAAATCAGCTTTCACTTCACATGCAACTTGACTATAAGCAGAATATTGAAATAGCTCAAGAAGAAATAATAAACAATGTTTTAGACAATAATAAGTATACCTTAACTAAGCGTAGATTAGACTACGATTTAACTGTTATAGGTATTGCTGCTACTAAGACTAGTTTTAATAAAGCTGAAGGAATAAAAATTGATTATGTAGATCCTGCAACTATAGTTTACTCTTACACAGAAGATCCTAATTATGAGGATTTATATTATGTAGGTGAAGTAAAAGAAGTAACAATAGCTGAAGTAGCAAAAGAATTTCCTTTGTTAACGAACGAACAATTAAAAGATGTCGAAAAAATGTCAAGTTCACGTAACTATACAAGTGGGTATGGTAGCGGTGATGATGACAAGGTTTCTTTATTGTACTTTGAATACAAGACTTATATGCACCAGGTCTTTAAAATTAAAGTAACTGATCAAGGTCTTGAAAAAGCAATTGAAAAAACAGATGAGTTTAACCCACCTGAAAACGATACGTTTAAGAAGGTGTCTAGAACTATAGAGGTTCTATATACAGGAGTTAAGCTTTTAGGACACAATACAATGTTAAAGTGGGAAATGTCAGAGAATATGACAAGACCATTTGCAGATACTACTAAAGTAGCTATGAACTTTTCTATTTGTGCCCCTAGAGTATATAAGGGTAAGATAGAATCTTTAGTTAGTCGTATAACAGGGTTTGCTGATATGATTCAATTGACTCACTTAAAGCTACAACAAGTTATGTCTAGAATAGTACCGGATGGTGTATTTTTAGATATGGACGGTTTAGCGGAAGTTGATTTAGGTAATGGAACAACTTACAATCCGGCAGAGGCTTTAAATATGTACTTTCAAACAGGTAGTGTTGTTGGTAGATCTTTAACGCAAGACGGTGAAATGAACAGAGGTAAAATACCTGTGCAGGAATTAGCGTCATCATCTGGTCAAGGAAAAATAAGTTCTCTTATAAATACTTATCAGTATTATTTGCAAATGATTAGGGATGTAACCGGATTGAACGAAGCAAGAGATGGTAGTCAACCTGATAAAAACTCATTAGTAGGGCTTCAAAAGATGGCCGCTAACGCATCTAATGTAGCTACTAGACATATAACACAGGCTGGTTTATATTTAACACTTAAAACGTGTGAAAACATTTCATTAAAAATAGCAGATTTATTAGAGTTTCCTTTAACCCGTAATTCTATGAACAACAGTGTGTCAATATACAACGCTGAAATACTTGCTGAAATAAGTACATTAAATCTGCATGACTTTGGAATTTACTTAGAGTTAGAACCGGATGACGAAGCTAAACAGCTATTAGAACAAAACATACAAGTAGCATTACAATCAGGTGGTATTAACTTAGAAGATGCTATTGATATTCGTGAAATTAAAAATATTAAATTAGCTAACGAATCTATTAAGTTTAAAAGACAGAAAAAAGAAGAAAGAGATCAAGCGGCTCAGCAAGCAAATATACAAGCACAGGCTCAGGCAAATGCTAAAGCATCAGAAGCAGCAGCTATGGCAGAGGTACAAAAGCAACAAGCATTATCGCAAACTAAAATACAAATAGAGCAATCAAAATCTCAGTTTGATATACAAAGAATGCAGATGGAAGCAGAGATTAAAAAGCAATTAATGGAAGTTGAATTCCAGTATAATATGCAACTAGCTCAAGCTCAGTCCGGTGTAAAACAGGGCAACGAAAAGTATAAAGAAGATCGTAAAGACGATAGAACAAAAATACAAGCGTCACAACAAAGTGAATTAATTGACCAAAGAAAAAACGATTCTTTACCAAAGAATTTTGAATCTGCAGGGTTTGACAACCTCGGCGGATTTGGCCTAGAGCAATTTGAACCTAGGTGATAACTATTTACTAATTTTATAATATCATATCATGTCAGAAACAATTAAAGTGGATCTTAAAAACGGTCCTAAAGTAAACACAGACAACGTTACAAAAGTTGACTTGTCAAAACCAGTTGAAGTAGTAACAGAAGAAGTAGCAACAGAAGAAGTTGTAGCGGTAGTTGAAGAAGTAGTTGCGGAAGTGACTGCAGACTCAGAGGAAGTAATTACTATAAACGAAGTTACAGAACCTGCTGTTATAGCAGAAGTAGAAAAGATTATTGAGTCTACGCCAAAAGCAGATTTACCTGAAAACGTAGAAAAGCTAGTAAATTTTATGCAAGAAACAGGCGGAACCGTACAGGATTATGTTAGGTTAAACGCAGATTATGACAAAGTAGATTCAGATACGTTGTTAAGAGAATATTACAAAAACACAAAATCACATTTAGATGACGCTGAGATTGATTTCTTAATGGAAGACAAGTTTGATTATGATGAAGATATTGAAGAGGAGCGAGACATCCGAAAAAAGAAACTCGCAAAAAAAGAAGAGGTTGCAGAAGCAAAGAGCTTTTTAGAAGGTCTGAAAGACAAATACTATTCGGAAATCAAGTTGAGACCCGGAGTGTCGCCAGAACAAAATGAAGCTTCAGAGTTTTTCAACCGTTATAATGAGAGTCAAAAAGTAGCAGCGCAACAGCACTTGACATTTAAAGAAAGCACTAAACAAATGTTTAACCAAGATTTCAAAGGTTTTGATTTCAAATTAGGTGATAAGACATTTAGATACGGCGTTCAAAATGTAGAAAAAGTTGCAGAAAGCCAATCTAACATTAATAACCTTATCGGGAAGTTCCTGGATGAAAAAGGTGATGTAACGGATACGAAAGGTTATCACAAAGCTATTTATGCTGCAGAAAATGTGGATACCATTGCAAAACACTTTTATGAGCAAGGCAAGGCCGATGCAGTAAAAGACGTAGTAGCAAAATCCAAAAACATTAGCGAAGGAGTGCGGTCGACTGCACCATCCGAAGTTAGTATTGGCGGATTCAAGGTAAAAGCAATTAGTGGTGTTGATTCTTCAAAATTAAGGATTAAAAAAACATTTAACAATTAACATTTAAAACATTTAATTATGGCATTAACAGGTGGAACGGGTTTAGTACCCTTCGCAAAGAAATCGGTATTATCAACAAACTATATCGACTTTACAAGTGCAGATGCGGATAGCGCAAACTGGGCACAACAGTACATTCCAGAAGTTTATGAAGCTGAGGTTGAAAGATTCGGTAACAGAACTATTGGAGGATTTTTAAAAATGGTAGGAGCTGAAATTCCTATGACGTCTGATCAAGTAGTTTGGTCTGAGCAAAATAGATTGCATGTTTCTTACACTGGTCTTACTCTTAGTGGAGCAGGTGTTTTAGCATCATTACCAGCTAACAACGTAATCGGTATAGGTCAAACTATATTAGTTATTAAGGAAGACGGTTCTGCATCTGCAAAAGCTTACGTTAACGGAGTAACAAACGGAACTACTGTAACTATTAAGGGGTACTCTAAGAGTGTTTCTGAAATTGCAGCTTTAGTTGGAGCAACAGGAGTAAAAATATTTGTTTATGGTTCTGAATATGCAAAAGGTACTGATACAACAGCTGTATCTATCGAGCCTTCTTTCACTCAGTTTTCTAACAAACCAATTATCATTAAGGATAAATACGAAGTAAGTGGTTCTGATGCATCTCAAATTGGATGGGTTGAAGTAACTACTGAAGGTGGAGATTCTGGATATTTATGGTATTTAAAAGGTGAAGGAGAAACTAGATTACGTTTCGAAGATTACTTAGAAATGGCTGTAGTTGAAGGTGAGAAGAAATCTGGTAACGGAGATGTTCCAACTGGAATTGAAGGTACTGAAGGTTTATTCGCTGCTGTAACTGGTAGAGGACAAGTTGATAACGCATTCGCAGGAAGCTTAGCATCTTTTGATCTTATTCTTAAAGGATTAGACAAAGAAGGAGCTATTGAAGAAAACATGTTATTCTTAAACAGAACAACTGCTTTAGCTTTTGACGATATGTTAGCTGGACTTAACGGTGGAAACACTGGAGCTGGATCTGCTTATGGTATATTCAACAATGATCAGCAAATGGCATTGAACTTAGGCTTTTCTGGTTTCAGACGTGGATCTTACGATTTCTACAAAACTGACTGGAAATACTTAAACGATGCTTCAACTAGAGGTATCGCTACAGATGCTTCAGTAAATGGTATCTTAATTCCTGCAGGAACTTCAACTGTTTATGACCAATCACTTGGGAAAAACATTAGAAGACCTTTCTTACACGTAAGATACAGAGCTTCAGAAGCTGATGACAGAAGAATGAAGTCTTGGTTAACTGGTTCAGTTGGCGGAGCTGCTACATCTTCTTTAGATGCAATGGAAGTTCACTTCTTATCTGAAAGATGTTTATGTGTACAAGGTGCAAACAACTTTGTATTATTCACATAGTCAAGAGTATATTATTGTAATTTTTACCCTCGTTGAATCTACGGGGGTAATTATTACCTTTTAAAAATTATTTAATTATATCATATTATGGCAAAACAAAATACAGCTGCAAAGGCAGCACCAGTAACGCCTGTTGCAACAAAAGAGATTGCAGTAGAGCAAACAATCACAACTTCAAAGCCTTCGTGGCCAATTAAAGATAGAAGTTATTATTTAGCAGGAGGTAGCGAGCCTTTATCATTTAGATTAAACTCTAGGCACTCTGCTTTAAAACCTTTACTTTATTTTGATGAAGAAAATGGAGTTCAAAAAGAATTAAGATATGCTACTAATCAAAACTCTCCGTTTGTAAACGAACAAAAAGGAGAAGCTACATTAGGACAAATACTTTTTGAAAACGGTATATTATCCGTTCCAAAACAAAACCAAAACTTACAAAAATTATTATCTTTATATCACCCAGACTTAAACAAAAGGTACTACGAATTTGATGCTCAAGAAGAAGCTATTGACGAATTAGAAGACTTAGAAGTAGAGTTTGAAGCTTTAACAGCGGCAAGATCAATGGATATCGACCAAGCAGAAGCTATTCTTAGAGTAGAAAGAGGATCTGAGGTTGCTAACATGAGTTCTAAGGAGATTAGAAGAGATTTATACATATTCGCTAAAGGTAATCCGCCTTTGTTCTTAGAACTAGCTAATGACGAAAACGTTCATTTAAGGAACGTTGCAATTAAAGCTACTGAGGCAGGAATTATATCTTTAAGCGGTGATAATAGAACATTCAATTGGTCTAGCAATAACAGAAAGTTAATGACTGTACCTTTTGACGAGAACCCATATTCAGCTATGGCAGCTTTCTTTAAGACAGACGAGGGGATGGAAGTCCTTAACTCTATAGAGAAAAAATTAATTTAACACGTAATATATTTATAGGGGGTAGTTACTCTATCCCCTTATATTACATTAAAAAATAATAAATGGCAATAAACGTAAATACTGTTTATCAAACGGTCTTATTAATACTCAATAAAGAGCAAAGAGGGTATATGACTCCGGATGAGTTTAATAAAGTGAGTCAACAAGTGCAGCTCGAGATATTTGAAAAATACTTTGAAGACTTAAACCAGTTAATCAGAAGCCCTCAAACGGAATCTGACTATGCTGATCGTGTCACTTATTTAGAAGAAAAAATATCCGTATTTGAAACTGTTGATACTATTTCGGTTTCAAGCGGTATAGCAAACCTTGCTAACGTTCATAGATTAAATACCGTTGCTTATAACGGTGTAGAACTACAATCAGTAGGTAGAAAAGAATATTATAATATTACAAGATCTCCCTTAACAGCACCTACAACAACATATCCAATTTACTTACAAGAAGGTTCAGCCTTAAAAATAGAGCCTGCAGCTTTAATAGCAAATGTAGATATTTCTTATTTAACAACACCAGCAGCTCCTGTATGGGGTTTTACAGTAGATGGTAACTTACAAATCTTCGTATACAATCCAGCTGGTTCAGCTTCTACAAACTTTGGTTTGCATATTTCAGAACAAACAGAAGTAATACTTAGAATATTAGCTTACGCGGGTATAATTATAAGAGATCCACAAATAGTGCAAGCGGCTTCTGCTCAAGTACAACAACAAAACATAAACGAAAAAAGTTAATAAATGGGTCTACTAACAGAAAACAATGCACATTACTATTCAGGTCAACAAGTATATGTAGAAAAAGAAGCAACTGGCTCATTTGTACAAATACCCTGGACAGGAGACGTTCCTTTAATAGATGGTGTAGGAACTAATCCTAATTATAGAGTTACTAGAAATGGTGTAGAAATGACATATGGCTATTCTTTATCAGAAGGTAGGATTATAGTTTTTACCACTACTCTTGGGGATGTTATAATTATTGAACTTCATACTTATGCTATAGAATCTAATTATGGGAGCTATGCATATATTACTGTAGATGACATTGTAAACAACTTTCAAGTTGCATACGTTGGAGAAGATAAGTTAATTGCTAAAGTAAAAAGAACAGATATACTATTTCACGCAAAAAGAGGATTACAAGAATTTTCTTATGATACTTTAAATAGTATTAAGTCTCAGGAATTAACAGTACCTTTAAATTTAGGCATACCGTTACCTCAAGACTTTGTAAACCTGGTTAGCGTCAGTGTTGTAGATGAAAATGGTTTAAAGCAACCTATTTATCCTAATTCATTAACTAAGTCTCCAACTGAATTACCTATACAGGATTCTTCCGGGATACCCGTGCAAGATGACAAAGGAAACAATGTAGACGCCTCTAGTTCTATAGTAGAAGATAGTTTTAGAGATTTTAATTTAGAAAGAGTATCAGGTAGAGATTCTCAAAGAGGAGGAAGATATGGTTTAGATCCAGTTACCTCTCACACTAACGGATTATACTTGCTTAATAAACGCGAAGGTAAAATTACTTTTAGTGGTGGTTTAGTAGATAGACCTATAATTCTTGAATACTTATCAGATGGATTAGCTTACGATGCAGATACTAAAGTGCCAAAAATGGCAGAAGAAGCAATGTACGCTCATATTTTATATTCTATTTTAGCTAATAGATCTAGACAACCAGAATACATTGTAAGCAGATTAAAACGAGAAAGATCCGCTAAATTAAGAAATGCAAAAATAAGACTATCAAACATAAAGCTTAGCGAAATCATTCAAGTAATGAGAGGGAAGTCTAAGCAAATAAAACACTAATTAAATGGCTGAAATAAAAAATAGTTTTTTAGCGTCTAAAATGAACAAAGATTTAGACGATAGGCTTATACCTAGTAACGAATATAAAGATGCCTTAAATATAGCTGTTTCAAATTCAGAGGACAGTGATGTTGGTGCTTTGGAAAACATACTTCAAAACACTAATATATATCCTATATCTTCAGAAACAAATATAGGAAATGATAATGGTAAAATTATTGGTAAGATTGTAAATCCTGCTAATGACGAAATATATTTGTTTTACACGAACTATAAAGACACCTCTACAGATGGATTAAGCAATCATCAAGCAAGTAGCTTTGGGGTTGACACTAGTTCTGTTATAATAAGATATAATCCTGTTTTACCATCAGGTGAATCTTCTCAGTTAGTTTTTGGGAAGTTTTTAAACTTTTCAGAGACCAGCCCTATACACGGAATAAATATAGTTGAAGACTTTCTTTTTTGGACGGATGATAGAAATCAACCAAGAAAAATAAATATAAAAAGAGCAGCTGCTAACCGTTTTCATTACTCATGTGAAGATGACGTATCTGTTGCTAAATTTGCTCCATATACTCCTATAGACTTATATAAAACCTACGACGATAATGTAGTTAGAACGACTATGAAAGATGCTACTAGCGAGCTTTTACCAGACGGTTCTACTGCTAATCCTGATTACAATCCGCTTTACGCAGGGGATTCTAATTATTTAGAAGATAAATTTGCTAGGTTTAGTTATAGATTTAAGTACGAAGACGGAGAGTATTCTATTATGGCTCCGTTTACTCAAATAGCTTTTATACCTAAACAAGATGGTAGTTTTTTAGCGGGAGATGAGACTTTGGCTTTTACAAGTACAATAGTTGCTTTCATGGAAAACAAAGTAGATCAAATATCTTTAGTTATAAACCTACCAAGTGCTGGGGAAGATTTACATGCGGATTACAAAATAAAAGAAATAGACATCTTATACAAAGAATCTGACAAGATTGCTATTAGCGTATTAGATACTGTTTCAGTAGCTGAAGTAGCACTTCAATCATTAGCTACAAATGTTTACGCATATAGTTATCAATCTAGAAAACCAATTAGAACATTACCGCAAAATCAAAGTACAAGAGTTTATGACAAAACACCTGTAAGAGCATTAGCCCAGGAAGTAAGTGGGAATAGAGTTATTTATGGTAACTTTGTAAACAAGCATACGGCTCCTGACCATTTAGATTATCAGGTTACAGTTAACCAAAAGTTTTCTTCAGGTTTAGTTGACAATAACTGGTCATATATAGAATACCCTGAACATACTGTAAAAAGAAATAGAAACTACCAAGTAGGATTTATATTAAGCGATAGATACGGAAGACAATCCGATGTTATACTATCTAGTGTTATTGATAACAATTCAGTGAATGGTACTTTTGGAGCTTCTACATTTTATGTGCCTTACAGGCCGAGCGCTACTTCTCCTACTACATTTTTAGCGGATGTTGGTAACTCTATTAAAATTCAATTAAACGAAACAATAAAAAGTATTAGAAGCCCTTTAAGTTTAACTAACTCAATATCTACAGGTGAGCCTGGTCTTTATGATGTAGATACCAATCCTACAGGGTGGTACTCATACAAAATTGTTGTAAAACAAACTCAGCAAGAATATTACAACGTTTACTTACCTGGATTCTTAGAAGGGGATTTAAACAACGGACCTTCCACAGCGACTCACTCTGTTTTAATAGGTGATAATATCAATAAAGTACCTAGAGATTTACAAGAAGTAGGCCCTAATCAAACAAAATACAGAAGTAGCGAGGTGCTTTTTCCTGTGGTAGAAAACTATCACACTACTAATGATAACTGGAATCAAGCGTTTTATCCTGAAAACAATAAGTTTGACGTAACAACTGTCGCTCCGTTTCAAGATTTAGACAGGCTAGGAGGTGGAACTACAACACAACCATCTATTTTTGAAAATACAGAGGATCCTTTAATAATGCGGATAGGGGATAATAATGGGGGATTAGGTGCCGACAATCAACATATGGAACCTACATTATCTATAGCAGAGACCACTCCTTTTGTATCTAACATTGAAATATATTATGAAACATCGACAGCTGGCTTAATATCTGAATTAAACAATAATGTAATTACAGACGTAGGTACACCTATAATGGGCTTTAGTACTTTTGATTACGCTCACAATGAAAATCAAGCTTGGAATGGAACAGGCACTACAACAGGAGACGCTGACTCGCCTTTTATTACTAGCGAATTAATACCTGTTGACAATGTAAATAATCTATTAAACAATACACAATTTGTTAGCTTATCTGTTTTAGATACCACTGGACAAAATAGAACTAGTCAGTTTGAAATGATTGCAACGGGGTCTGTAGACAATGGCTATAGATTAAAATTAAAAGACGTAACTTCACAGTTTTACTATGGGCCAGATGCTTCTACAAAAGAAAGCTACAGCTTTACAATAGGACTGCGTAACTTAGATGATAACACAACAGCTACATTAGATAGCCCCGTTACAAATTCAAACGTAATATCAGTAACCGTAACTGCCGGTAACCCTCCTTTCGTAGGGCAAACTATAAGTGGAGTAGGAATACCTAACGCAACCGTAACATTTGTTGATGGTAGTAATATTACTTTAAATGTACCTATAACTCAAACTGCTGGATATGTTTTTAACTTTACCGCGCCTGTAACTACATTTATTAGAACTGGAGCTTTAAGTAATAGTCAACCAACAATTGAGTCAATAACATATGTTACCCCTGCTTTTTCTTCTATGGTAGGATTGTATGCTACAATAGTTGCTCACAACGGAACTTTTATAGTTGCAAAAAAAGAATTAAACATTGAGTATGTGTGGTCAACACTACAGCCGCAATTATTCGGAGGTTATGGAGAATTTAGCATTGGTAATGTAGGGGATACTAGTTTAATAACTATTAATAACCCTAATGGAGGACAAGTCACTTTGGCTATGTCTCAAAACGGTGAGATCCGTATTTTTGCAGGTGCTTTTGACTTTTTGTTTACATTTAGTCTTAAGGTAACAGTAACAGACGCAGGCGGACTTACCACAGAAGCAACGGTAGTTTTTAACAATGTAGTACCCGGAGCTTTTACTAATGCTTTTTCAACAGCTTTTGATATATAAAAACAATAAATAAATAAACAACTAATATGGCATCATTACCAAAAAGAGATCTTTTAGCACAGCTTGCAGACAACAACTCAAAGCAAATTGGCGCTACAGACGTATCAGACATTGTAACTACAATGTATCAACCTACACTAATATACCACGGAACGTTAGAAGACGCTTCCAACAGGCGGGTTATAGAGTACTACTTTAATCCTGATTATTTTCAAAAGAAAGGGTATAACGGAAATACAGGAGGACAAAGCTTAACGAGTAGTACTCAAATATATCAATTTACAGGTTTAGGCTCAGGAATACCTAATGGGTGGAGTAGTGTATCAAATGTTGTAAACATCACTCCTGCTACTTCCGGCGGAAAAGGACTAAAAGTTATGGTGTTTGGTGCTGGTGGTGTAGTTACTGATTATCAAGTTGTAGTTCAAGGTGGTGGATATCGCCCTGGTGATCAGCTTAGAGTTGAAGTTGCTGGTTCTACAACAAATCCTATTATTACATATAGAGCAGCTATTAGATATTTTTCACAAGATAATTATACTATGACATTTAACACAGACAACGGTGTTCATACAGGAGTAAACAGCATCCCTCAAATGATACCTTACAATCTAACTTCCGGTACAGATATGGAAGATATGTATTGTAGAGTAGGTTCTTTAAACGAATCAGGTGCTCCGGTTTATACTGACGACAACATTCTAAAAGCACGAGCTGGTTACGATACTAACCGATGGGCCATGAACATTACTTTATGGAGGATAAATGGAGCTTAATATAAGTTAAATAAGTTAAAAAACAAGTAATTATAGATATATGGCAGCTATCATTGAAGTAAAATATTTTAATTCTTTCCTGTTGCGTAAAACAGTAAATCTTGAAAATGTGCCTATTTGGCATAAAACATCAGGGCTAGTTGCTGACGCAGAAAGAAATTGGATTATAGAAGAATCTAGAATTAGAGGAGGTTATAATAATACTTCAGTTGATTTTGGAGCAAAAGCTTATTTAGCCACCGAAACTAATACGGGCGCTATTTTATCTAGTAGCTTAATATACTCAGGTATATTAAATTCTAGAACAGGTGTTAACAATACTAATCAATTTCCAGTAGGTGAAGAGATAACAAGAAGCTTAGATCCTTCAAATGGAAGTATACAAAAACTATATGCCGAAAATACTAACTTAACTATACTACAAGAAAACAAAGTAAGTAAAGCTCTTATAGACAAGGATGCTATTTACTCTGCTGAAGGAAGTTCGATTACAACTTCAGGTTCTCAGGTTATTGGACAAATTGTTCCTTATGCTGGAGAATACGGTATATCAAGAGATCCAGGTAGTTTTGCTGTGTATGGTTATAGAAAATACTTTACAGATAAAAATAGAAATGCAGTCTTAAGACTTTCGGCTGATGGTATTACTGAAATATCATCTTATGGAATGAAAGATTTCTTTAGAGATAAATTTCAAGACATAGATTTAAACCCGTTTACCCTAGGTACAATTGTTGGTGGATTCGATGTTCATACTAAAACTTATGTTGTTTCTTTACAAAGTAGTAATGGCGATGATTATGAAACTTTAGCTTTTGACGAAAGCGTTAAAGGATGGGTTTCTAGATACAGTTACAAGCCAGATCAAATATTTAGTTTAAAAAATAACTTCTACACTACTTTTAGTGGTGAATTAGATGGGGATTTAAGTAGAAATGGTTTATACAAACATTACTTTGGAGCTGAATATGGTAAACTATATAAAGAAAGCGTTCCTTCTTCTATTACAACAGTGTTTAACCCTAAGGTTTCTATGTCTAAAAACTTTTTAACAATAGGTTATGAAGGAAGTAACGGATGGGAAATGTCAGATTTTAGATCAGACTTTACAGGTGTTGATGACGGTATAAACTTTAACGATGTTACTTTCCCTGTTAAAAGTTACAACGAAGGAGAGTTTGTAATAAACCCAGCTACTGGACAACCAGTTAGACCAGTTGATTACCAAGCTACATTTGGTACACCTTACCCGCCTTATAATAAAATGAGAGCAGGTTTTAATAGAAAAGAAAACAAATACGTATCTAATTTAAAAAATAACAGTATGCCAAGACCTGGAGAAGTAGTGTACTCTCAGTCTTTATCTGGTGTAAAAGGTATGTTTGCTACGGTTGTATTCTCTATCGATGCAACTACAGATTTATTAGGTAAAAAAGAATTATTTGCAGTGTCTTCTACCTACGTAGAGTCATCATATTAAATTAAATCAATTAAATGGAATTAAGTAAAAGAAGATTAACATCTGAAGACTATGATACAATAGTTAAATGGTGGGCGTCATGGCCAGACTGGGAGCCTTTAGCTAGGGACTTACTACCAGAAAATGGCACTGGAGGTATTATGATTGAAAGAAACGGTATACCTGTTGTAGCTGGTTTTCTTTATGCCACAAATTCTAAAATAGCTTGGATGGAGTGGATTGTAGGCAACCCAGAGGAAAGAAATAAGTCAGAAGCTATAGAACTACTAATATCATCATTAGAAGAATGGGGTATAGAAGGTGGTTTTAAAGTTATTCTTAGCATAGGCAGAAGTAAAAGCCTTATAGATAAACATAAAAAACTAGGGTATACGGTGGATGATAATCCATCTTACGAAATAATTAAAAATATATAAAAATGGCAGTAGTAACATCAGTAGTAGCGGCCAGTGCGATGGTAATTGGTTCAACAGTTCAAGCAATTGGTGCGCATCAAAAAGCTCAAGGAGCTAAAGGAGACGTAGCTAGGGCTAAAGGTAGGTTAGAAGAGCTTGAAAATTCAAGACAAGCTATTATAAATCCATATGAGAACATGGAAAACTTATCAAGTATGGCTTCCGACACTTCTGGTAATTTAAAAAATAGATATGCAAACATAGGTGTTGCAACTCAAGCTGCCGAAATGCAAATAGAAGAAGCTGATATTTCATTAGCAAATACTTTAGATACTTTAGCTGCTACAGGTGCAAGTGCGGGTGGTGCAACTGCATTAGCTCAAGCCGCTTTACAAAGCAAAAAAGGCGTATCTGCATCTATTGAACAACAAGAAGTGGCTAATCAACAAAACGCAGCCGCAGCCCAGGGTCAAATTGATCAAGCTAAAATGGGTGAGCAACAAAGATTACAGAATGTAAACATGAGTGAAGCTCAAAGAATTCAAAATGCAGAAGCTCAAGGCGCAGATTACGTATTTAAAGCAACAGAGGTAAGAGAAGGCGAGGCATTAGATAGAGCTCAAGCTCAAGTTGAAAATGCTCAAGGAGCTGTAGCTCAACATCAAGCAAATAAAAATGCTGCTATTGGTAGTGCTATTGGAGGCTTAGGCGGTGTAGCTTCATCAGTAGGCGGATTAGTTAGTGGGCCACGTCCGGTAGCAAAACTTGCAGGGGGTAGTTTAAAATCTGCACCAATTAATGCAAATTTAGGAGCGTACAATCCACTAGACAACCAGGTGGCGCCAGTTTTAGGTCGAAATTAATAGTAATAACAATAATATATGAGTTATAGAAATCCAAAAGCAGAACCAATCAACACAGGGGCTGTAGTGTATGAAAGCATAAACAAACTTGCGGGTGATGTTCTTACATTTGCTACCGCTGAAAGAGGGCGTAAAGCTGCTTTAATAACAGAAGGCTTAGCTGCTTCTCAAGCTGTTGACGACAATGTTAACAAAATGGGGCTCAATCTTAAAGAAGGTAGCAGTAATTTTCAAACCCAAGTATTTGAAAAAAGTAAAGGAATCAAAAATGCAATAAGTGGCCAATTTGCTATATTAAACCAAACCTTTTCTTCACCAGAAGAAAGAGCTAAAGCCAAAGCTGAAATTACTAGATTACAAAAATACCCTGAGCAGCTCGTGGGAGAAATGGCTACAGGTAAATACATTGTTGATCAACTTAATGAATCTATGCAGCTAAAAGCAGGTACAACAGGATCTGTAAGTTTTTCAAACGATATTAACTTAATGGGAGTTGGTATGGATTTAAAGAATGGAGGCGAGAATACTAAGATTGAAGACGAAAACGGAGGTAGAGTTTTGGTAACTACAAATGATAAAGGCGAAACTTTCAGGCTTAATATATCCAATATTACACAGAGCTTAGCCGCTAATCCAGATCAATCACTGTTTAAAACGGTCCAAGACGATACGGCTGATATAGACATGTACTCTACAGCATTAGGGTTTGGTAAAGATGTAACTAAAGAAACATTAATAGCTAACAAACATTTAATTAAAACAGGTACTGAAATGATTGCTGGAGTAGAGACCGCGACATATGGCGTAAATATGCCTGCTCTTGAAAATGCAGCAAAAGACTTAAGTAACGATCTATTCGAAAATAATTCAAATTATGGTTATGCTAGTAGCATTTGGCAAGATCGTTTAGGAAAAAGCACCACCCTTAAAGAAGCTATAGAAAAAGAGGGGAGAGAAAAAGTTCAAGACGATATTCAAGACTATTATATTAGTAAGGCTTTAGATAAAGCTCAACTTAATCTTGGTTTTACATTGAAACAAGCGAAGCCAAAAGATAAAAGCCAAACTTACTTTGCATCTAGTAATGCTTTAGCTCAATTAGCTAAGGGAAAAACTGGTGGGGGGCTGAATGATGTTGTATTCAACGGCATGAAGTTTAATAGAACGGGGACGTCTAAAAAAGATTATATGATTTCAAAAAAGACGACAGTTTTAGGAGACTATATAACAAAAGAGGTAGACGGAAAAACAGTAATACAGAAAGATCAATATGGCGCTAAGCTGAGAGAGCCCTCTACCATTTCTAGTGACCCTAATGCACAAATAAAAATGTATTTATACAATGCTAAAACTAAACAGTACACTTTAAACGAAAAAGCATGGAGAGCTTTAGCTGGTGACAGTGTTATAAGAAAAGTACCTAACTAAATAACTATTACAATAAAAAACAATTATGAGCGATTACCGTCAAGAAGGAACAGGGAAAGTAATAACTGAAGATCAAATTAGAGAAGTAGCAGAATCAAGTGGATACACTTTTGAAGAATACTTAATAGAAGCTAAGCTAACGCTTATAACCGAGGAGATTGCAGAAATTAAAGATCCGGGAAATACAACAGGCAGCGCAGCAGGTGTAAATGCTCTGCCAAACAACCAAACAACACCAATGGGTACGGTATTAGACTTGGACGATACTTCTTCGGAATTACCAAAGACTGATCCTAAATACTATGTTACCGCAGAAGAATTAAGCAAAGGAAGTGAGGAAGATATAGCCCCTTTCTTAAACAAAAAGCTTTCCAGGTTAGGAATAACTGTTGAGCAAGTTACCGCTTTAGGTAGTCTTGATGCAGTATCATTGTCTAGAGTAGATAAAGCTGATCCGGAATTAGGTGTTTTAGTAGATCTTCTTTCAGCTATTAAAGTTGGTAAAAATCAAAGCAAAGAGGATTTAGCAGAATCTGCAGAGCTAATCAATAGATATATAGAAAAAAACGGTGATTCAAATTACGTAAGTCAAACCGCTAGTAAGGAATCTTCAACGTATGAAAACTATGTTGAACAAATAACAGCTCCAGACTTAACTAGAGACGAATTGAATGCTAGCATAAAAGCTGACAGGTTAAAGAAGTTTCAAGAAGAAGATGCTAGAACAGCTACAATGACGTTTAAAGAGTACCGAGCGTCTGGATTAATGAAACCAGAAGAAGCTAGACTTTATAACGGAGGTGGAATTAAAAGAATAAAAAAACGATCTGTAGTAGAAGACTTCAATAGTCCTGAAGAATTTAAAGCATATAAAGACTGGAGAAAAAACGGATTTGTAGGAGATGTTGATGATTTTGAAATATCTTTGTATGACAACGAACGCAAAAAGCAATATGCTTTAGATAAATCTTCTGAGTACGTTAGTGGATTAAGCCCTTCTGATAGAACAGCTATATTAGCATTAGCTTCCGAAGACGAAGAAAAAATATCTAACTTTAAAAATAACGCTGCAACTTTATTTAAAACAAGAGACGAACTAGAAGTAGCTATAACTAATTACGATACAACTAAAAGTAAAGAAAACTATTTACAAGCATTTGAACTGCAGTCATCGTATTTAAAGCAACAGAATGAATTGCAAATAGCTCAGGCTACATTGGAAGCTTCTGGGGTAGCGGATAGAGAAAAAGCTGTTCCTTATGCTATTGATGATTTTAATAGGAACTACGATAGGCTAGAACAACTTTTATCGGCTACTAAGTCAATGGGAACAGATGTTGCGTATAGCATTGCGCAATTAGCTTTACTTAGAGATCCTTATGCTTTAGCAAAAATGTCAAGTGGAGTTAAGTTATCTACTCAAGTGGAACAGAACTTTGGTTTAGTTTCATTAGGTGGGGATATGCAAAAGGAAATGGAAAATTTTCAAAGAGCAGTAACTGTTGACAACATAGGTAGTATTAGTGACGCGGGTAGATGGGTTGCTGGATCCTTACCTAACTTATTACCTTCTTTAGGTATGGCAATGACAGGACCTGCGGCTATGCCTTTGTTCTTTTTATCTGGAGCTGGTGGATCTGGTATGGGAATGGCTATTAAGCAGAAAGATGCTGCTGAAAGAATGGCTAACAATAATAAGCTGTTAGCAGATAATCCTGAAATGGATCAATTAGAACGTGCTTCTATTGAAACTCAAATGGGTAAAGACGCGGAACTTCTTAATATACCAGACTGGAAAATATTGAGTAATCAAGCAATAGCGGGTATAGCTGAAGTAGCTTTTGAGAAAATAGGTACAATGAGACTTTTGAAAGGTTTGAAAGACGGTATTAAAATACTACCTCCTCAAACAGTAAAAGAAGGATTTGAGTTCGTTGGTAAGACTTTAGCGAATGGTTTTAGAGTAGAAGGTGGTTCTGAATTTGCTACTACATTAGTTACAAACTTTGGTGATATTCATATTTTAGGAGAAGACAAAAACTATTTTGAAGGTGGTCTTGAGAGTTTTGCTCAAGGAGCTTTAATGGGTGGTGGTATTGGAGCAGCTATGGCATTTAAAGGTGTTAAGCAAGCTATAATAAGTGAATTAGCAAATAAAGCAGAAGTTAGCGAGTTATCTAGTATAACTAATAAATTACGAGAATTAACAAAATTAAAAATTGAAGGGCCATCTGATCCAGCCTTAGCAAACTTAAATTTACCTACAGAAGCACAACAAACTGTAGATGATTTAATAACACAGGGAAAAGCTTTAGAGGACGGGGTTCTATTTAAAGTAGGTGCAGATTTATCTCCAGAGGCTTTAAAAGCAGTAGGTGAGGTAAACAGAAAAATACGTAAGATAAACAAAAGATTAATTGATGCCTATGCTAATCCTAATATTAAAGCCAGTCAGTTAGCTGGTATAGAAAAAGTACTAAGAGGTGAGTTTAATAAGCTAGCGGGTGAAAGAGAACAAATCTTAACCAACGAGACAGACATGGAAGCTGCTAGAAAAAACGCGGCCGTGCAAGGCGTTTCTTTGGATAGCGCAGGAGGCTATAAACTTTACAGGGGCAAAATGCTTGCTGAAAGCACTCAATATGTAGTAAACAATTTTGTTAATTTATCACCTGAAGCGAAACAAGCTGAAGTTGACGAAGCTATTGTATTGTTAAAAGAAAATAAAAAAGAAGGCGCAAAAGAACCTACTACAAAAGAAATAAACGATAAGGCTTTAAATAATTACGTTGATAAAACTTATAAAGCAAGAATACTAAAAGGGCAAACAAACGCTCAAAAGTTTGCAGACGATATAGGTTTAGATGTTGAATTTATTGTTGCAGAAACTAAGCAAGATCTTATTGATTTTTATGAAAAGAATAACCCTGGAAAATTAAACGATCCTGCACAAGCCGGTGATAAAAGAACGCTTAGGGAACTTATAAATGATGGAGCTTTTGAGGGGGGGGCAATAAAAGGAAGTAATCAAATTGTAATTAACATGGAATCTTCTATTAAGAATAGGAGAACAGGAATTTTTGCACATGAAGTTTTACATAAATATGCTAGAGAAAACTTTAATAAGAATCAAGATAATATAAATGCAGCAGGTGAAAGCTTGTTATCATACTTACAAAAAAATCAACCTGATCTATATGCTAAAGTTAAGTTTAGAATTGACGAAAGCTATACTAGCAAAAACATTGAAGGAGAACTTGTAAAGGAAAAAGACTACTACGAAGAGGCAATGAACGCTATGTCTGATGTATTGGCTGACGGTCAAAAAGTAACAGAAAGCACAGTAGATAGAATTAAGTTTTTTGCTAATAAGTTTTTACCAGCTAAAGCTCAGTTACAGACTGGAGATAGCGCGTACCGCTTTGTAAAAGACTACAATAAAGCTAGTCACTTCGGAGGAAAAACAGTACAAGATCCTATAGTTAAAACTGCTGTTAATAACGAAGATGATAAATCAACAAAAGATAGCTTAAGTATTACTAAGTTCAACCAACAGTTAGAACAACTTGAAAATGAATACGATGATGGTGAAATTGATTTCGATGTTTACGAGCAGCAAAAAGCTAACATAGAAGGTAAACTTGCAAGAGCTCAAAAAGAAGCAACGGTTATATCTAAAGATCCTGAGAAGGAGATTGAAGTATTTCACGGAGGAACAGTTAAAACCGTTAATGATATAGATGGTGCCGTTTACTTTTCAGAAAGCAAAGAGCAAGCAGAGGAGTATGCTAAAGGCAACAACGGGAAAGTGCAAAGCTTTAAAATAAACGAATCTGAAATAGCTACTGAAGCTGAAGTGTTCGAAGTAATAAGAGAGCTTAACATACAACCAAGAGTAGAAGGTTGGACAGTAGACGATTCTCGTTTATATGAATTAATAGATGCTAGATTTGACAATGCTTTTACTAAGGAAGATTTAGGTAAACTAAACGAAGCTCTTGCTGAAAAAGGTATTAAAGCAACTAGGTTCACAGACTCTGATTTAAGATCTGGTAAAGATACTGAGAACATTGTATTATTTGATAAGTCTGCGGTAAATCAAAAAGCAAAACCAGTAGCTAAGTCAAAACCAAAGCCTACTAGAAAAAGTAACCAAGAACTAAAAGAAGTTACAGCTAAATCTAAAAAAGAACTTGACGATATAGGTAATAACCCAGACGGGTTTAACAAAGATAATCCTAAAATATATACTATATTAAGAGGTTTTATAAAGTCTAAGTCATTAGTATTTAAAACTAAAAAAGGTAATATTGTTAATCTTAATTCATTACCTGGATTTAACATAGATAATATGGTTAGTGAAACCATAGCTAATATGTTACCTTATATTGCTAAATTTGATCCAAAGCAGAACGACTCTTTGTTCGGTTATTTAATGGCTCAGTTAAACAATAGAATGAAAGGTGCTTTGAATACAGGTAAAGTAACAGATTCTCAGTTTGATGAGGACGTATCAGAAGCTAAAGGGGTTACAGCTGATACTTCTTATGATAGTGAAAATGTTGTTGTTGCTGAAAGTAAATACAAAAATCTTATTCAGCAAAAGGTATTAAGTGTAGATGGACTAAAAGCAGTAAAAGAAAAAGTAATATCTACAGTTAGAGTTTTAAAAACAAGGATTGATGCAGTTATAAGCAAGAATGCTTCTGTCACACCTATCATTGCAGAGATTAGAAAAGAAATTGGAAAACAAGCCGACATCACGTTTAAAAAAGAGATGGGTGGTATTAAGAACAACGAGATACAAGACTACCTTAAAGCTAACAAAAAGGCTATCCTGGAGAACATGACTACTACTTATCTACTTACTTTTATGCCTGAGGGCGTTCAAAAGTCTGTAGGAGGTAAATACATGCTTAATGCAAAAGGAGAAAAGGTTGAAACCTCTTTTGGAGACAATGTTTTTATTCCTAAGTTTGTTAATAGTGATGTGTGGAAATCTTCAGATAACATTGATAGAGAAAAAACATCTACAGGATCAAAAGGTAAAACATCTGGTGCTGACATTCAGCGTAGAGTACCAAATATTGCTCAAGAGATTTCTGATGAATTCTTTATAAGTAAAATTATTGGACCTGATGGGAAGCCAATTCCTGGTAGAAAGAACTCTATAGCTAAAGCTATGGGAGAAGAGATTGGGTTTGATATGATTAGCCAGGATCTTCAAACAAACGGTCCTATTACACAAGCATTGAAAGCAAATCAAGAAGCATTAGGTGTTCTTATTACAGAACAATTTGAAGACATTCTTGATCAACAAATGGAAAGAGGCGACGTTAAATATAGTTTAACGAA